CCATTTGTAAGTGCTAAACTATACAAATTAATAAATTCATCATATATTTCATCAGGAATATTTAAACTAACTTTTGGTGAACCTATACTTGTATTTGTAAATATTTTGACCCCTTTTTCAACACGATATTTATTTATAAAAGAGCGCAAATCTTCGTTTATACCCATAATTATAAATAATATTACTTTTATATATATATCAATTTTTATTTTTATACATATTTTACAATTCAACTACTATAATTATTACATATTTAACTTAGTATAGTATGTATATTATATAATATTTTTATTATAATAATATAGACGATAATATTATATAATGAGTGTTAAATATTCTAGTCCAAAAAATATTAAAAATCCAAATTTATTTAGCAAGAAATCTCTTATAAAATTAATAGATGCATGGAATGAAAATAAAAATGATAAAATTTTATATAAAAAAACATATACTATTGGAAAATTGTCAGAACTATTAAATGAAAAAATTAAACCAATATGTAATGATAAAGAATACTGGTGTTGGCCGGGTGCCATAAAAGAATTAACAAATAATAGAAGAACAAAAGAAATAATAGATAATATAGAAAAAAATGAACTTAGACCAGAAATGCCTGAAGAATGGTGTAAAAATCCTATTGAATGGTTATCTAATTATGATATAGAAGATGTAATGATACAATATAATAATGATAAAAAATATAAATTCTGTTTTTTAGGTGTGTTTCCAATTGATTTTTCAGTAGAAGATAAATTTGGCAAATGTTTATATAGTGAAATATGTTCAATAGATATTAATAAATATATTAATAAAAATATAAAATATATAGGTTTAATAACAAATTTGGATAAACATAATGAACCAGGTTCACATTGGACATCTACATTTATTATAATAGATCCTAAAATAAAATGTTATGGTGCTTATTATTACGATAGTAATGCATCACCAATTCCTACATATATTGTTAAATTTTTAAAAAATATAAAAACACAATTAAATATTAAATATCCTAAAAATGAATTTAATATTTATAATAATAATATTAGACACCAAAGAAAAAATACAGAATGCGGTATGTTTTCTATGGCATTTCAAATAAGATGGTTAAATGCATTATTAAAATATAAAGAATTAAATTTTAAATCTCCTTATGAATATTCTAATTTTATTGAATATATAATAAAAGCAGAAAATATTAAAGATGAATCAATGGAAGAAAGCAGATCATATTTATATAGACCTAATTTTAAAAATTATTTAAAAACAAAAAATATAAAAATATAAATGCAATTATAAATAAAGTTCTATTTTCTTTCTAATTATTAAGACAATTTATCTTAATGGGTGTTATAGATGAATTTAAACAAGAAAAAAATAAAAAAACTATAATTATTGCTTGTGAAAAAATGATTAATGATAAATATAAAATTAATATAGATAGAATTGATTTAATTAAAATTATAGAAAATATAATAACGTCGATATGTAATGATGCAATATTGATAAAAAATGTAGTTAAACTAATAGAATTAAATACTATTGCATTAACAAAAATTAAAGATTATATAGAAAAAAAAATAATAAATAAAAATGAAGAAATATATCAACAAGAACAACCAATAATAGATAAAGAACTTATAAATAATAAATATGATACTGACGATTTATTATCTAAGGTAATAGAATTAGAAGAAAAACGAAAAACACTAAATACAATAGTAAATTTAGATTCTATAAAAGAATCAGAAATACCAAATATTAATCCAAATATTAATAATACAGAAAATAAATTAAATAAAAATTCTACATATGCTCTTATAAATAATCAAGTATATGCTAATACAAATGATAATATTGAATTAATTGCATATATTATTGAAAAATTAGAAAATATAATTAACAACAAAAAAAATATTAATTATAAAAATTTAATCATTAATAGTTATAATAGAGATTGGTCTATATATAATAATAGAAATGATTTATCATTATCTATAAATATTGATTTAAATAAAAATATCATAGAACCTAAAAAATTATTAATGCCTAAATATATTAAAAATATTACACCATATATTAATATGATAATAGATGATGGGAAAAAAACACAAAAATTTCAATTTATATTAAGTAATGACAATAATGGATCCTGGGATACATGGGATATTATAAATAGTGAACAAGAAAATATTAATAATTATATAAATTTAACTAATAAAGATTGGATTATTACTTTTACAGATTTTTTAAATAATAAATTAAATATGGGAACTGATAATATTAATATCAATAAAATTTCTAAAACAATAGATGATAATCAATATAATATTACTATCGATATGAAAGATATTATTCTATTCAAAGAATATTATTTAGAATATAATAATAAATTTGATAATATATTATTAAAAACTAATGATGATGAGGATATAATTTTAAAAATTATTGAAATTAATAATAATGTTATTACTGTATTAAGTGATAAAAATTTAATTGAATATATTGATAGTACCTTATTAAATTATAAAGCACAATATACAATAATTATGAAATATAATTCAAAGAAAATATAATAAGTCTTAGATACGCTCTAGATATATAAGTTTACATTAATATTGTTAATATAGCAGTAAATATGAATATCAACATTGACACTATATCAATACGATATAATAATTTTATTTTTTCATCTGGACTAATATCATTTTTAAATTCACCATTTACTATCTTATTATAACTAAAATCAAATATATAATTATATATATAAGTATAATCTAATATATCTCCTGTATTATTAATAAAATCGTCTGTTTGAATTATTATAATAACAAGAAATACAAATATACTAAATAAAACAAGATGTATTATAATATTTGAAGTATTTACATGTGTATTTAAATAATTAAATATAATACGTAATTTATATGAATCTAGATTAATAAATATTATAAATAATAATAAAATAGATAAATACAATAATGCATATATCATTACACAATAATGTAGTGTTTTTATCATATTATTTTCTATAAATATTTCAATTATAGCAATAGAAATAGTTCTTATTATAAAAATCAATAAAATAAATACTGCCTTATCTTGAATATTAATTTTTAAAACTAATTCAGGATCTAAATCATTTAAAATTACATTATTTTTTAATTTTTCTCCTTCATTAAGATAAGTAAAATATCCAATTGCATTATTATTATTATTAATAATACTTATACCTTTATTATAATCCTTCCATATTTTTTCGTATATTAACTCGTCATTTTCTTCATCTTTTACATTTTCATTATTAATTTTAATATCTTCTGTACTTGAACTATTGTAAGTAATATTTTTTAATAAATCTATAATTTGTTTAAAGTCGCTATCTGTTTCTATTAATTTTAATAATTTATTCATATTTTCTGAGTAAGAATTATATTGATTTATTTTTTTTTTTAATTCATCTTTTATGTTATTAATATCCTTATTATCACTTGAACGATTTCTTCTAATAATATCTTTGTTTATCGTGTCATATTCTTTTAAATTTTTTAAATTTGTAGATATAATACCTATATAATCTGTTAATTCCTTTATAATTGGACAATTATTAATAGATTCTTTATCTGAAACATATTTAAGTTTATTATTATTTATAATGTTAGATATTAATTCATGATATTCTGTAGCATATGGTATTTTTTTTAAAGAATTTAAATTATTTAGTAATTCTTTTAACATATTTATTAAATTTTCTTTTGCATCTTTTAGTGATTTTTGTTCACTTTCTAGTTTACTTGTCATAAGTTCAATAGTATTTTGTAAATTATACTGATTAGTATTACTAATATCAATATCTATAATATTATTTTTTTTTATAGACGTGTCAACATTAACTTGCTCTTCAATTTCATTAGTTTCTTTTAATATATTTTCTATTAATTTATCTCCATATTCTTTTTTATGTTTATTTACATTTATATATATATTAACTAAATTTATATAAATATCTATTAATTTTTTCAAAATTTCATTTGGAGAATTATTAGGTAATGCAGTACTACTACTTAAAACAATTTTATTATTATCTAGTATTTCATTATCTCTTTTATAGTTATCTCTTTTATAGTTATCTCTTTTATAGTTATCATCTCTTTTATAGTTATCATCTCTTTTATAGTTATCATCTCTTTTATAGTTATCTAGTTTTTCATTATACAATTTATCATTATTATTTGTTTCAAATGGATTTATAAAAGTATCTTCTGCACCTCCTGTTAATTTTTTTTCTGTTTCTTTGTTTAAATTATTTAAAATATTTATTAATGCTAAATATTTTTTATATTTCTTTATACTATTATCTTTAATTATTTTTGTAATATTTTTTAAATTAATATTTTCACAATCATCATTATTTATACTTAATGTTTGACCTTCGCTCTTATATGTTTTTATTTTGATATTATCTTCACTATCTTCATCATCATTAATTAAAAATTTAATATTATTTAATATATCAATATCTATTTCATTTAATTGAATGTTTTTATTAATAATAAATTTTATATCTTGATAAATATTTATTAAATTTTTATCTAAAATATCTATAGATATAGTATTATCATATCCTCCTACATATTTTTTTTCATTTATAAAATTTAAATTAGCTAAGCGTTTTGCGCGATTTATAATTTCATTATCAATATCATCATTTACTTTTTTAATATTTGATTTTTTATCAATTTTATATATTATTTTTAATTTACTAATAATATCTTGTTTAATAGCATTTTTCAATTCACTATCATTTGTAATTATAATATTTTTCAAATTATCAATTTTATTTTTAAATTCCTTATAAAAATCTAAAAGAAAATAATCATCTATAGTTCCATAATTAGAATGTTTAAACATATTATTTAATTTATTTAAATCGTTTGTTATCATTGCTTTTTCACTATAATTTTCATTAATTATTATATCAGGAATGTAATAATAGTTATCTATTGTTATATAAGGGTATTTTCCTTTAATATAAGATTCATCTCTAATAAAATTAATATTTATAATTGAATTTAAAACATTTTCAGGTATTTCTACTCTATCGTCAAATTTTTTTTCCTTAATATATTTTATAATTTTACTTTTAATTTTAAAGTCATTATCGTTAATTATATCATAATAACAATTTTCTGGCGGTTTTGCTGATAATTTTTGCCAGTTATAATAATTATATCTATAATCATTCATAAATAATAATATAAAATATTGGCGCAAATCAGATATAATGCTTTCACCTATTGGTTCTCCATCATGAAGTTTATTATAATTCCCTGAATTATTTGTAAATATATGTAGTGCGTCTGTTCTTTCGCCCATATAATTATTGATAAACTCTATTATAATTACTAGATATATCTTTTTATTAAAATTTTGTTGCTATAATACTAGTTAATATCCATAAATATATAGTAAATAATGATAAAGATTTATTTAATTTTTTTCTTTCTTCATATGATATAAGTTTTTCTTTCTTTCCTTCATCTTCATCAGTATAATTATTATATTTTTTTATATTTAATATTACAGGTACTACTATTAATACACATATTATAGCAGAATGTACTAATAATCTAGTTATACCATTTGTACCCATATAGAAATAATAAAATAATGATCTAATACTATTAAGAGCATTACTAATATTCATATAATCAACTTTAAAAGTATTATCAATGTTTATAAATAAAACAAAGAACCAAAAAATTGATATATATAATACAGCATAATATATAAAACCTTCTTCAAAACTCTTTATAATATTAATATCTATAGACCATTGTATTAATATTAATGCAATATATCTAATAAAAAATGTTGTAAATATAAATACTAATCTATCTTCAAAAGATAATGGAATATGTTTATAAGGATTACTTGGATTATTTTCAAAAGAAATTATTTTATTTTTAATATTTTTTATACTACTTGTGTCATAATCTTCTTTGTCATTAAAAGTATCAATATCATAATTTAATTGTAATATAATATTATCATATTTGTTATTTTTTTTATCATCACTATCTTTATAATTCTTATTATTAAAATTTATTAAATTTTTTAAACCATAATGTTTTTGTAAAACTTTAACAACCTTTCTAAATGAATCATTTTCGTTATCTCGCGTGTCTATGCTATTTATAATTTCTATTATAGGAGTAGTAGTATTGCTACTAGGTTTATTGTTGTAACTGGAAGAATACGAAGATGAAACATATTGTTGAGGTTGTGCTCCTTGAGGTTGCAATACTTGAGGTTGCAATACTTGAGGTTGCAATACTTGAGGTTGCGCTCCTTGAGTTTGTGCTCCTTGAGGTTGCGCTCCTTGAGGTTGTGCTTTTTTAAATATTAAATCTATATCTTTAATCATAGGAAGTACACTATTACTTAATTCATTTTGTATATCTTTCTCAGTATTATATTTTTCTTCTAAAGAATTTTTTATATCATATATCAATTCTTTAAATTTGTTTTCAGATAATTTATCATATATAATATTATCATTAATTGATCCTTTTATAGTTGATAATAAACTATTAATAGCACTTTTAATATTATTTTCTGTAGTACTTTTAATATTATTTTCTGTTAATTTAGTGCTATTTGTATCTGGAGCACCTCCTTTAAGTATTTTTTTAACAACATCATCAACAGATTCTTCAATTATAGAATTTCCAAATGTATTTATAATTAAATCTTTTATTTTTTTATGTAAAGAATTTTTTAGCTGTATATTTTTTTGTTTACCATTTTTAACTTTATTGATTAATTCAATTATTTTTTCATTTAATATAGGTAGTGAATTATTTTGTACTTTTTTTTTATATCCACCTGTTTTAGTTTCAGCAAAATTTAATTTTCCAATTAAATCTTTTTCTGTTTCATGTAAATTTTTTATTGCATTTAATTTTGTATAAATATATCTAATTATTTTAGGATTCTTATTATACATTTTTATAAAATTTATATAAAAGTTGTACCGCGAATTATAATTTTTTTTTAAATCTATATCTTTTATTAAACTATCTATTAAATCTAATTCACTTTCTTTATTTACATCATTGTCTTCTTCATCTATATTACTTGATAATATTCTTGCAAATTCTAATTTTTTATCCATTATATTAAAAAATAATGCTTCCTTATAGGTATTATAGATAAAAATATTAATTTTGTATAGTATATATCATTTTCCATACTACAGAAAATAACAATAATACAAATAATATTGCTGCAAGTATATAATTAAATATACTTCTATAATAATATAAAAATATATAATTTATTAATAATAATATTATAGACCAATAAAATATTAATATAATAGCAAATTGATACAAATTTAATTTATTATATGTTGCATTTTCATTTAAAAAATTCTCAATTTTTTTCTTTAATTGTTCTGCTATATTTTTTTCATTAAATATATTTTCAAATGGTATATTTTTTTTTGGATTTATTCTATTAATATTTTGCAATAATTTTTTATAATTAAAAGGAATATATGCTGACGGAATATATTTACATGGAAATAATCCAAATAAATAAATATAATTATCATTTTTAGAATTAAAATTATTATCGTTTAAAAAAATATTAGATATAAGTCTATAATTGTAATCATTATTTTTATCTTCATTTTCTTTTTTTAACATATAAAAATAATATTTTTGAAACTCAGAGGTAATTGTCATCTTATTATATTTATCATATATATATATAATAATTATTTATAAATTTATAAATATTATAATATTTAAGAAGAAGATTTTATAGATAATATATAATCCAATGGAAATGCTCCAATTAATACATTCTCGATATTATATGTTTTTTGATTAGGTACGCCAGTATTCATATTAAATAAGAAATTGAAATCTTTATGTAAATCATTTTCATTATTATCTCTTCCTAAAGAATTCTTACTATTATGTATTATTTCATTATCTAAAAATATATTAAATAATTTTATAAAATCTAATCTTGTTTCATTATAATCTTTTTTATATATTGGATTAGTCAAACCATTTGTGCTACATATATATTTTATAAAGTTAATACAACCTTTAATATCATTACCATCTTCTACTTCTACTGAATCACTTGGAATAAGTTCAAATTTTTCAATAGTATAAATATTATATCCTTCTAATCTACTTTTTAATAATTTAATTTTTTCGCTATCTAATTTTTTTAAATATTTATTATGAATAAAATTTTCTAATGAATTATAAATTTGATTATTTATATCAGTATTATTTTCATTAAATGAATAGTGATCATAATTAATTATATAATTATTATCAATACGATTATTCACACGTCCGTATAATGCAGTTCCATCTAATATACCATAACATGTTAATAATAATATCCATATTATAAAAACTATTATCATTAGTGTTATAGTAAAAGGTAATAATTTTTTTTTTTCTACAAAAAATCCATTTATCAAATAATATATACTATTATAATTACATAATGTATTATTATTATTATTTGTTGTAAAATAATACATTAAAAGTGATGTAAAAAACCATATTACTATTATTGAAATAATTATCTCATAATAATTTACACAGAATAATATGCTATAATATATTGATATTATTATAATAAAGAATATAATAAATGCGATATAAATATTTTTACTATCACTATTATCACCATTTTTTTCTATATAACTAAGTATTAAAATAAAACTATCTAATATCATCAATAATGTAAAAAATACTATTGTAAATACAAGGAATATTTTTAATAAATCACTACTTACATTTAATGTAAAATAATAATTATTAAAATTATTTAAATTATCTTTAATTTTACTTATAAAAATTTTATATGCAAGTGTTTCATGAACATATAATTTTTTATTATTATAATCGATGTTTTTATCATTATAATTATAATAATTAAATAATATAATATTTAATATAGTATTTATTAATAATAATACAGATATAATAAACATCATTATTATATAAACGTATATCAAAGTATCTAAAATTCTTCCAAATAATTTATAATTATCATCATTATTATTATCCATAAGATTATCCTTAATTTATATTAATATTTTATTATATAAATCTTAAAATATTTACGACACCAAATATAGATATGCCTATTTGACTAATTATCCACATAGTTAATGTTTGTACATATGTTATATTTTTATCAAACGTACTATCATTATTTGACATTAATTTTAATATTATTAAAACACTTAAAATTATTAAAATATTTAATCCCATTTCGAATGCTAAATATATATTTAAGGGATATTCTGGATTTATTTTAATATCATTATAATTTATTATATTTTTAAATTCCTTTTCAAATAAATTTAAATTCTTTAAATCATCTTCTACGGGAGGTACGAGAGGAACTGATAAATATGAATTTACGCCATTATAAATTTTTTTTATATCAGGGTGTTTATGATTATTTAAATTATATGGTATTAAATCTCTAAATGTTAGGGTATTTTCAATATCTTCATCAATTTCTCTTATTCCTATATTTGCTACTCTACCGAATATTAGTTTATTGAGTTTAATTAATATGTATGGATCCGAATCATTCCATTCAATAATATATATATATATAGTTAATAATAATATCATAAAATTATTAATTTCTACATCAAGACTATCATTAGGAGAATTTTTTATTTCATTGTATATTTTTTTATATTCTTCAAAGAATTCCTTTGTATAATAATTTGCTTCATAATTATTTTTATTATATGTAAAATGTCTATTTATTTTTAACATTTTTTCTTCAAAATTCTTGAGTTGGATATTATAATCATTGTTTATTATATCAATTACTGAATATTTAGCTTTTGATATATCAATATCTTTTCCATAACAAATATCTTGAAATAATAAAAGCAATTTTTTATTAATTTTATATTCATCAACAGAAGGTATTTTTACATTTATTTTTTTATTTAAAATTTTTATAACTTCATTTCTTATAATCTCATCTGGTTTTATTAACATATTATATATATTAGATATTTCATAATATGTACGATTTATAAATAAATAATAATATATTACACTATGAATTATGCAATAAATTACAATAATTATAGGAATTATAATTAAATGTATATATTTTTGATTAATTATCATTATAGATATCATTTTATAATTTTCTATATCAAATATCTTGTATACATTTGATTTAAAAGTTTCTTTATTATTTTTTATGAAAATTCCAAATATATATACAATAATATCTATAGTAATTAATATTGAAATAATTAAAAATATTATAAAAACTAATGAAAATACCAATTCATATAATTTATTATTTGCTAATATGTATAAATTTGATGCATCTTTATCATATGAATAATATAAATTATTGGGAAATAATATATATAAACGATTTAATGCGTATCCAAAAACATCCCCAAAATTATCATAAAAGCTTATATTATTATTAATATCTTCTTTTAATTTAAATTCTCCAAATATCCCATTTTTTCCTAAAATATAAAAACTTTTATTTTCACTATTTCCACTATTTTCACTATTTTCACTTAATATATCTTTATATAAACTATTATTTATTTTTTTAACATCATTATCTGTAATATTACAATTATTACCGGCTTTTTCTACAATTATTTTAAAAATATAATCTTTATTATTATATTTATATATTCCATAAACATATCTAATATTAGTTTCTTCTTTTTCTTTCGTCATTTGTGTTTCATATTTACTTCCTCCAAAATTATAAAGTAATTTTAAATCTTCATCACTTAATTTATTAAAATCCTCATTTTCTAATTCTATATTTTTAGGAAAATTCTTTATTAATAAATCATTGTTATCAACATCAGTTATAATATTATTTTTATTTTTTAAGTCAATTAATATATAACTTAAATTTAAATATTTATCAAATAGTTTATTAAAATCATATTCTAATATATTAATTTTAGTATTATTATTATCTTTATTTTCTTCATTTATAACAGGTTCATCGAATTTTAGTTTTTTTATATCATAACAATTATAATTTTCATTACTAAATTTAATTGTTTTATCATACATTTTTTCATTAAATATTTTAATATAATTAATTAGTTTATAATTTTTAATATCCTTTAATTTTATACTATATGTATCATATATATTTTCATTTGTTATTATTAATTCTTTTATATAGTAGTAAATATTTAATATATAGTTTACTATTGATAAAAATGTAATAACGCATATTACAAAACCAATTATATATATTATTAATTGTATTATACTAAAACTCATAGGCATAGGCTCTTCTGTATTCTCTTTGCTTTCCATCTGGAATAATTATATTCTTTATTTAATTAATTATAATAAAAATAAAATATGAATAATTTAAGAATTAAATAATATAGAAACAAATAATAATAGTATTATTATTAGAGCCATTTTTAATATATTATTATATTTATCGATAGTATATTCTAAAGGGTCTATAGTAATATTAAAAAAATTTTTAATAAATTGTTTAAATTCTGTTTTAATGAAAAAAACTAATGCAAAAAGAGAAAATATTACTCCACTAAATTTTGCAAATAATAAATCTAATTTATAATAAAATATATTAATTTTTTCATAAGAATTAATATTACTATAATTAATTTTTAATGTTTCCACAAACTTTTTATATTTTGTTTTTATATTTTCTTTATTTATACTACTCATATGTGAATCTTTATCTAATGGTGATAAAATTAAGTCTCCGTCTGTAGGAAACATACCATCAATATCTTTACCAGATAATAAATTAAATATACATGTTGAATTTTTGTATGTATTATATAGATTTGTTTTTTTCTCTCTATTATCAAAGTCAAATAATTTATGTGTAATTAATGATTTTAGAAAGAATTCATCTTTATTATCTGTATATAATTTATTAATTTCTTTATATTTATCATCAGTTGATTTTAGAGTAATATATTTAATATAATTATTAAAATATTCTAGACTTGTAATACTATTCTTTTTTTCTTTTTCTAATTCATCATCTGTATAATATTCTAAATAAGTTTCATTTATATTATCTTTTATTAATTTTGTTATGATTTTTATACTTTCTATAACATTATTTTCTTTTTTATTTAATCCTAGAAAATTATAATATATTAAATTAAAACCATAAATAATAGTTGAAAATGCTAAAAATAACATTATTGCATATATACATTCATATTCGTAATTAAAATTTTTATAAATATCTTTATTATAATATTTGTTAAATCCTATAATTTTAATTTCTGAATTTAAAGAATTACTACTAATATCGCTAATTATTTTATTAGACCAAAATAGTATTAATAATATTAAATATAAGACAAATAGTAATAAATTTTCTTTATCAAATAAAATTTCAAAATCAAATATATTATATTTTTCTAAAGTACAATATGTTTTAAATCTTTCTCCAATATTTTTTGATATTGAATATCTATTTATATAATTAGCTAATACTAGAAAATTCAATATGAATATTATTAAAAATAATGTTATTATTATAAATAGAATAAATTTAGGAAAAATATTTAATAAAGTAATTATTAATATTAGTATCAATATTGCAAAAACTATAGTAACAATATAGTCTAACATATTATATATAACCTTTATTAAATATATATTTTTTATATTTATAATTTATATTTATAATGCTTTAAATATCCATAGTAATAAAAATATTGCAATAGGATAACTTAATCGTAATAATAATTCTTGAAAATCAGTTAGAATATTATCACCTATATACTTTGATAAATAATAAGTTATCATGCGATCTATTGATATACCTAGAACTATTACTAGTGAAAATAATGCTAGTTTAACAACTTCCGTTTTTTTCATATTCATTCTGTCAAAAAAATTATATTCATTGCCTTTTTTTCTATAATTATCATTTGAAACATAATTAAAATTTTCAATTGAATTATAATTTTTTAATTGATTATCATATTGCATTGACATAGGCGGACTATATAAATTATTTAGATGTTGCGAATTTGCCGAATTCTGTATTTGTGATACTTGCATATTCTGTTGTTGTAATTGAACAGGTTGATGATTTTGATTGGAATTTGTAGGATTATTTTGTCCTTGAGTAAGAGTTGATGCAAGTGATATATTTGGATTATATTGATTTTTTGTTGTTTTTTCTTCTCCATACATCATATTATCATTCGCCGATAGTTTACTTATTTTTTGTGATGAATATGCACTATCTAAATTATCGCTTAGTAAATTATCATCATTTCCACCATATAACATGTTTAATTCTGTCATAATATATATCTATATTATATGTGGAAATAAAAAATATATATTAAAATAATAATCTTCTAGTATTACAGATTAAATGGATAAAATGTTTGATTATGAAAGTCTATTTGCGTATATGTCTTTAATATTTGCAATTGCAATATTTATTATATTATTATATGGTTGTTTATCAAATAATTACAATAGTATAGAAAAATTTACCGAAACAACTATTGAAGTTCAAGAAGAATCAGTTGCAGCAATAGTTAAAGATTTAGAAATTGATGATGCTGGTGGTATTACAAAAATAAACTTAGATAATAAAGGAAAATATTATTTTAATACACCTCCCAAAATAACATTTACATCACCAGAACAAGGAACTATTCCTGAAGCTAATATTATTTTAGATACTACACCAATAACAGGTACAAATTTATTTGAAATTAAAGAAATTCAAATTAAAAGTGATAAAAGAGGGACTAAATATAAAACAACAGATAAAAATCTAGTAGTTATACCATCTAATGAAGTATATAAAGAAACTGCAAATAAAGAAAATCCTTTAATAAATTTATCAACAGCACAAAAAAAAACAATAGTTGATTTAATTGATGGATGCGAATCATTAACATCAGTATTAAAAACAAAATATAAAAATATAATAAATAAGGGAATATTGCGACAATATGATGTAGATGCTATAATAAATGAATTAAGAAAAAATTCTGGAACTACTCCTGTATAATAAAAATATTAAATAAAATTAATTTATTTTTCATAAAAGTCTTTGTATTTTTTAAGTTTAAGACCTTCTTCGCTATATTCATTTTCATTACTAATATATGTTTCTATATTATCACGCGAATATTCATCAATATCTTCTTCATCGCTATCACTTTCTATTTCTTGTTGATTATATTTATAATCAATATAATTCATTTTATATTCAGGATTTAATATAGAACCTTCCGGAAATTTATTTTGTCTAGGTTCATAATAATAAACTGCAAATGTAATATTATGATTAACTCCTTTAAAATCATATAATGTTCCTTTTATTGTTTCAAATATTAATGTTATTCTCGATAATTTACCTATAGGATGAAACTCTCTAACAGGTAATTTTGTAATAACTAATCTTTCTGTATTAATACCAATATTATCTACACGAAATTTAGCTAATCCTAATGAATATTTCGTATATGATAAAGAAGCAAATAAATGTTCTTCTATTTCTGGACATCTAAGTAATATATATTTATTGCCTATTAGATAAACTATTCCAGGCGAAGTAATTTTATATGTATCATATATTGCAGTATCTATAATTTTTTTTTCATTATCGGTATTATATAAAGAATGAAACATTTTAAACATATTTGGATTTGAATTATATATATCCTTATATCCATATCTTTCATTGATATTTGCTTCTATTGCATTTGCATATAAATCAAAACCTATATTTTCACTTATAGAAGACCTTTTCATATCTACAATAAAAGGAAGCATAGAATATATATCTATAAGATTACTCAATTCAGCAGGGTCAGAATGTTTTTTAAATCCTAATTCATAAGTGTCATATTTATCATATTTTGATAGAAAAGTTTTTAATGAGTAATCTCCTTCTTCTATATGTAATCTACCAAATAAATCTACATAATCAATATATTTATTATTTCCACTATTTACTATTAATTCATTATCTCTTTCTATAATATTATTATTATCTGAATATAGTTTATACCATATTGGAAGATTATTTATAATCATAGCATTATTTTTACATAATAAAACTTCTTCTTTCGTTAAAACCTTATTATAAATTTTAAAATTATTAATATATAATTTTACATTATTATTCCATCCATTATAATAAGTTAATTCAATTTTTTTTTTTTCTTCATTAAATTTTGGAATAAATTTTCTTCCAATATGTTTTTCAGTATAAAAAATATTATTTATTGATTTATTATTATTATTTTTTTGATATATTTCTGTCTTAGTTGAAACATATATAGTCCAATTATTATTTCCATCTATAGACCAACAAATATGATTTTCTTGTGTCAAATCAACTCCTTCTACTATTTTTATAATAGCACTATCACTATCTTCATATCCTATTGTAAAATATATATCATATAAAGAGGTTAAGGGATTTATATTTTTTTTTATATATATTAATATTCCCGAATATGATTTTCTTAATTCATCTATTAAATGTAGATGATAATAACCAAAATTTAAAATATAATATTTTTGATCCATATTTATTATATTTGATGTATTTAGATTTACTTTTATTTTAAATGAAAAAGTAATTCCTACATTATTTCCACCTATTCCTCCTGAATTATTATATATATTATATAAATGAATATTATTATTTAATTCTATATAATTATTATTTTCAATAATAACATATTTATCTTGTGAATATGTTGTATTTTTTATTAAATTTGTTTCGTTATTTTTATCATTTATTCCTGCAATTATATTAATATCATTTTCATTTTTACCAATATAGTAATAAAGTTCATTATTTTCATAATCAATATTATACATAGTACGAGGTATACTAGAATCTATAATTTCCATTCCAATAACATTTTTGAAAGGTACAGAAAAATCTATAGTATATTTATTAGGATTAGGATATTTATATCTATCTCTATCTGCACTATCTACTAAAAATGTGTAATGCTGTTTTATACTATTATTTTTTAAATAATTTATATCTTCTATAGACATCCTTTAAATATTATATTATTATTATTATTTATATCTAAAAATTATTAAATATAGTCTGTTTAATAAATTTATTTTTTTCAATTATTGAAATTTTTGTAATTTTTTTTATAATTTTTGGAAAATATTTGCATATAAATTTTGTAATATTATCATCATTATTTACTATAAAATTTTTTACGAAATGTTTAAAATATATATAAAATACTGCTCTTAATACTATATAACAATATGAATGTGATTTTTCTCTCCATAAACTATTATTCTGTTTATTTATAATCTTTTTAGCAATTATAATATTATGTTTTTTATCTGCTTCTAATAAATTCTTAAAAGATAAATTATTTTCAATTGATACAAATATTACATTTAATATTATAGCAAAAGTCTCTATGATTGCTTCATTTGGAATAAATACTTGATCGTCTGCAATATTACATAATTTTTTTAATATGTTTATATTATGATTTTTCCAATCATCATAATGTATATCATTACAATGATGTAATAATTCATGGATTACAACTTTTTCATAATCTTCTTTCCTAATTATATATATATTATTAGAATTTATATAAGTAAAACCACCATTAATATTTTCTGCATTTATATCTTTATTTTTATTTGGTAGTTTCCTTTTAATAGGACTTAATAATATAAAATAATTTATATTTTGACCTGGTTTTATTTTATACAATAGTTTAACTAAATATACTCTATATATACATAAATTTAAATGATTTTTGATTTTTTCTGTTATAGGAATGTTCATTAAAATATAGAAGTTAATATTTTTATAATTTATATAATATGAATATTTACAATTATTTGAAAAATGTATGCAAAAATTCCAATCAAAATAATTATCTTTTTTTAATAAATTTTTAAAATTATTAAAATAGTTTAAATCTATTTTAGATATTTTGCAAATATTTTTATTAAAATTATAATTTTTTTTAACTATATTATATAATTCATATTCATTAGCATTAATTAAATTATTATAAGTATGTATATTCATTTTAAATAAAAAATTGCTGACTTTCTTTTATAATTGCAGATATAAATTTATTTTCTTTGAGTTTAGAAGAAATTTTTAATATCTTAGAAGACATTATATTATTATTTAAAATATCATTATTTATTAAAACTTTA